TTGGATTACATCATAAATGACTTTTATACACAAAATATTTATAATAAGAATGAGGTGTTAAATACGAACTTAAAAGAAAGAAAATTACAAGAAGCGAAAATAAAATTAACAGCATTAGAAGAAAAACTGAAACTTTTAGAAATATCTGACATACCAAATAAAGATGAAATGATAATTAATTGCAAGCATGATATTGAAAAACAAAAAAGAATTATAAGCCATACCACAAATTATCTAGAATAAATATGTAAGTTACTAATAGCTACAATGCTTAAAGGAGCGCTCTAATCGAACACTCCTTTATCACTATAACTCTCTATTTTTTTGATTAATCTTCCACTTCGATTGCTTCTACAGGGCAAGATTCAGCAGCTTCTTTAGCTGAATCGACATCATCACCAATAACAGATGATAACCCCTCATCATTCATTTCAAAAACATCTGGTGCAACACCTACACAAGTTCCACACCCAATACAAGATTCATTTACTGTAATTTTAGCCATTGTAAATCCTCCTTTATGTGTTTACTATATAATAAATAACTATATTTTACAATATGTTTTTCCATACTAAAAAGTATTACTTATTCAATCAAATATTGAGTATTAAGTATATGAGTTGATAAAAAATGACAAATAACTATAATTGATATTGTACAATTATTGATCCCCATTATAATTCCAATAGTTGTATAATAGGGTATGGTCCTCCTTTCCCCTTAGCCATACCCAACCAAGAGCACAAAAAAGATATCTCCTCGGTAGAGCCTTGTGCTCTTTTATTTAAAAGTTTAATACATTTGCATATTTTGTATAATGTAGTAGAATAGATTGCGTACAAATATTATTTTTGTACAATAGAATATTGTTCCTCTCCCATTAACAATATTCGAAAGTATACAAAGAGTACAAGTTCACCTCTCCCGTTTTGGGCTTGTGCTCTTTTTATATAAAGTTTATTGAAAATAATTACTTATTATTATATACTTTTATTAAGCATAGTACGTATTCCAAAATTATGCTAAAAACACAGTGTTCATTCCCATGTCACTGTGTTTTTCTTTATACAAAAAAGCCTAGATCAATGTGTGTGACCTAGGCTTGAATTTTATATATATATTATTTACGTGTATATCGCGATACCCATTATTAATAATACTATGAGATAGCCCCATATACAAAAGGGTATACTCTATCCTTGTGTTTAAACAGTTCCCCTGAATATCTTCAGCATCGTGTTTTAGATAAACTTTATTCATAAGCATAAACTCCCATTTGATTTTGTAGTTCCTCGGACAGTTCAAAATATTTTTTATACTGTCCTTGATAATAATCTCTATCACCTCTAGCATCATAGAGTTCCTGCTTTGTTAATTCTAGATTGTTTTTTAGGTTTCTAGTGGTTTGTTTTTCTTGTACTAGGGCAATTCCTAGTAATAATGATAATAGCGCTAGAGCGGCTAAAACAGATACTTCTATACGTTTCATTACTATACCTTTTTTAGATAATCGCCACTTACCCAACCTGATGGAATCTTAGCCCAATTACCGTTCCATTTCGAAACAGTAACACGAGTTCCCTTGTTTAGACATCCGTCTTTATCATAATCATGTTTTTTTGCATCAACTGTTAATTCATTATATGTTTTTCTTCTATAATTTTCTCCAGGACCGGTACGAACACTTAAATCATTGGCAGTTACTTCATAAGTACCTAAAGTGTTTGATGTGTTATTAGAACTTACTTTTTCAGTATATTCTAATTTAACCCAACAAGTACCAGTATATCCCCAACCATTTTGTTCTTTTGAAATGTTTAAGATTGTTCCTTTGACATAAGCAGTAACCTTGCTTCCTGAAGTGCTTGGAGTAGAACGACCGTTCAATCCTGAGTTTGCAGTAACTTTTACTTTATAATTAACCGAAAATCCGCTAGAAACTCTTTCAGTATATTCAGCAGAAATCCATCCTTGACTGATATGTAGCCATCCATTAGATTCTCTATCAACAGTAACTACTGTTCCTTTAGCTAATGCAGTTACTTTAGAAGCACTAGCAGAAGCAGCAGAACGAACATTTAATCCACTATTTGCAGTAATTCTTACTTGATAATTTACTGATGTGCCATTATCTGGTGTTGGTTGTGGCAATGGTTGAGCATTTCCATCAAGGTTTGCTTGCACCATATTTAAAAATCTTTGCCACCCCATATCTAGTGTTCTATGTGGACAATATTTATCAGCAAAATCTTGATGCTTTTTAACTTTATCAATTCCCCATCCATGAGCCTTTAAGCCATCTGCGATAAATTTTGCTGCATTTTGTTCAGCTTTAATAAATCTGTCTCCACCTGATTTAGAATAACAGATTTCTACATGAATACCGTATAAATTTCCCTGTCCTTTTCCACCGTCACCGCTTGCAAATGCACTACGATCTTCGGGTAGTCCTTGAACAGCTTCTACATCATCAACAGCATAGTGAAAAGATACTTTATTGTCATTTCTAATCATATATGCTACTTCGTTTGATGCTGCTGCATCATTGTATGTGTTATGAATAACGTAAAACTGCGGTGTTCGTTCATAAGGACACTTAATATCATATTTGCTTGAACTCACTAAATTTTGTTTAATTTCCATTCTTCATTCTCCTTCTGTAATAAAAATAAGAGCAGTATTCAACCACTCTTATTTTTCTAATTTATCAATTCTATCTTCATGATTTTTAAGGATATATTTATGTTCATAAAGAACTTTATCCGTCATATTTTGTTGTTGAGCTATATCATTGATTCTTTTTTCACTCTCTACGACATTACGATTCAAATACTCCATATTGGAATTTAATTTCGTTATATTAGAATTAAGTTTTAAAATCGGTGCAACAACAACTGCTAAGCCGCTAATTGCACCAAATAATAATACATAGAATTCACCTTGTGACATTGGAACACCCACTATTCTTTCGCTTTTTTATATTGGCTGGTTGAAATCATTAATAAAGCACCTAAAAACGCATCAATCGCAGTGATTGTACCAACAATTTCTTCTCCAAATGGTAACCCCCAAATCCCTGCAAGTGCAAAATACAACGTTCCAACTGATGGCAATACCACCTGTGCCACGTACTTTAAAGTGTCATAAACTTTGTTTTCAAATTTCATAATTTCCTCATCCTTTCTATCTGTTCATTTATGATAATGTTAACAATTAAATTAGCTGGAATAATCACATCTAACATTTTTTGTAAATTTAAAAGTTCCTTATCTACGATAGCAGGAACAAAAATTTTCAATGTATAAGTATCATTGATATATTTAATATCACAATTGCTCCCATACAATGCTTGTATTTTGTTTCGAAGCATCGTTATAGTGTAAGGTATCTTGATATTCAAACGATTTAAAATTTCAAATCTGCGCATATCTAAGGTATCAGAAGCCCCAGGAATAATCTTTAAAATCTTCTCCCATCTTTTGATACCATTTTCAGTTGCTTCATGCACAAACTGATCCTTTAAAAGAATCTCAAGTGCAGCGTACAAATCATCAATTTCATAATCTTCAGTTCCATATAGCACCTTAAATTCTTCGATATTCTGTAAAACAGGTGGAAGATAACTAATAAGTCTAGTTTCCATCGGTTAATTCACCTCTTTTAACAATACTGTCTTTGTGAACAGTATAATTTTCTGATACCCCATTGATTGTTGTATTCATGACATCAAGAACACCTTTTACACCTAAAATTCTAGTTTCAAGCTGCGATATACGAACAATAATGTTACTCTCATCTTCCCAAACTGAATTCAAACCTTGTAAATATTCATTAACTGCTTTTTCTAAATCTGTTTTAACAGCTTCAAAATAATATCCAGGCTGATAAATTATTTGGGTACTAATATCTATTTCAACCTCATTAACACCTACAACAGTTACTATATGTCCAATAGGGGCTATCCCAATACCTTCACCAGGTGTAGCAACGGGATCAACTTCTTTTTGAACCGATTTCACTAATGTATCCGTAGGCTTTTCAAAATCAGAATCAGTTATAACGATTTTGACAGTTCCACCGCCGTTCCATTCATGACCTGAATAGACTTTAACACCGCCAACACCTTTTATTAACCCAACCTTAATTTTATAGTCAATTTTGTTACCACCATAACTTTCAGCTTCTAATGATTGATAATATCTTTTTCTTATTGATTCGGTATCTTCTTCGTCTTCACCAGGAATAAGCAATTCAACAAGTTCAGCGGTTTCCAACTTATCAATATAGTTAATTGGAATAAGCTGTCCAAAATGAAGGTTACCTTCTTCACCAGCAGTTTCACATTCCAACTGATATTGACCATCACCAATTTTTTCTATAACTGTATAATTTAGTTTTTCTAATGAAAATCTTGAACCAATAGGAATTTCAAGTGCAGATGGGGTAAATACCCCTTTTAAAATAGCCTTTGTTGCAGGCTGTGGAATAATACCACGTTCTGCTGCTCTTTTGATAAGGTATTCTCTTGATGCAGTATCAGCAAATGTTTCATTCATGATTCTGTCAATCTCAATATACATTCCCATAATTTCATAAATAGCTGGTGCTAAAGCATTGTAGACAATAGAACCTTCTCTTGTGTCAATATTAGAGTTTTGTTCTTCAATTCTCGCAACTGCTCTTTCCATCAGTTTTTCAAAAGTAATATTTTCATACATCAAATATTCACCACACTTTCACTTACAAAATTCCCAAAAATACTGTGTACTGTAAATGTACAATGCACTGTATCTTTTTTTGTCTCAAACTCAAAACCATCAACACTTGTAATACGATCATCTTGTGTCAATGCTTCTTCAATTCTTCTTTTTAATTCAGGCAGTACATATGGAACTGGTTTACCTAACAGATCATCAAATTCAACTCCATAATTCGATGAATAAATTACATATCTGTACCTTTCAACATTTAGGATTAAATATACTGCCTGTTTAATTGCTTCAAGCCCATCACATGAACCCATGAGCCTGTTTTTTCCCATGATGATCCTAGGTGTTGGTGTCGGTATTTCTTCAATATCTAAAGCAGCATCATTTTCTAATTCATATTCATTTTGCGGAATCATAACATTCCCCCTTTTTTATACACGATCTAAAACAACAAATTTTTGACCGCCTTGCAATTTTATCATTACAACTTTTTCACCTTTTTTTAGTGCATTATGAACTGTAAACTTCTTTCTACCCTTATAACTGTGTTTATGCGTTAAATCAATTTTAACTGCACTTATTGATGTTGACGATGTATTCTGAACCTCATTTTCAATCGTTGTTCCTGGTTGTTCAGGATTCAGTTTAGATGTAACAGTTATATCACCGCTTGATTCAACTTCATGCGTATGATCAGCATTAAGTGATACATTTTCAGTTGTATGATCAACTGTCATTTCTACAACATGGTCCTTCACCGCATTAGTTAGAATAAGAAATTCACTTGTTAAATCCATCTTTTGTTCAACGTTGATGGACAAAGGATTATCACTAGTTACAGTACCAAAATAAAAAGCAGCAGGATCAGAAGCATTTACCGCTTCAACTGCTGCCTGTTTAATCAATTCAACCAAATTAGCCATCAAAAATACCGTTCCCTTTCAGTGTCAAATCCATACTGTGATGATTGTTTTCAAATTTATGTGTTACTTTTTCAACCAGCATAAAATTTTGTAGTTTCATATCTTCTAATTCTAACTGCACAATAATTTGTGAGCCTGCTCTTACTCTTGTATCGCCTAATACACCATTTATTTTCAATGATTTGGTTTTTTCATTGTATAACTTTAAAAGTGCATTAGCTTTTGTAACTGCATTGACATTTTCATCAACAGTATCAAAGTATTGAAGAACACCCCATTTATTCATATTGTCACCGCTTTGTGCAATATAAACATCACGTTTACCAGTCTTTTCATTCTCTCTAACAAGTTTGATTCTATTGTAGGTTTCACCATCAATTGAACTTGAATAATCAAATGATTCTGCGGTTTCCGCATCAACAACCAATCCAATTTTTAAGAACTCAATATAGGATAATCTCAGCTTGCCAAAATCATCATATAGTACATATATTTCACTTCTGTTGTCTAAAGTATCATCAAGTGCATCCTGAATAATATCAAATAACGTTTTGTTATCTTCAACTTTAGTAGCAATTTTAAAATACGTATCGTCCATCTGCCCAATATTTAAGTTAAAATCTGCTGCAATCATCTTAACAAGTTCAGTAGCGGTTTTATTCTTGTAAACATATGTATCTTTATTCTTTAAATACCTTAACTGATCATACGCAGTTACTTTGATATTTTTATCTTTATCATATGTTTTCTTAAATACAAAGCCATAAAATAAATTAGTATCATTTACTTTTAACCGAACCGAAGCACCTTCTTCAAACCTCAGTTTAGAATCTTTAAGCACTGTAAATTCTAGTTTTCCTGGTGCTCCTTTTCTTTCTAATGTCCAAGTTATGCCATCAAGTGTTACAGGTTCATAACAGGTATCAAGCCACTGTATCAATAATTCAACTTTCATTAAATCACCCTTCATTAAATCACCCTTATCGCACTTGGAAGAACCCAGCCAAGCCAACTGCCACTAGGTGTTGTGACATGATAAGGATGCGACCTTCCATCTGTCTTAATAAAATTTATCTTACCTTGATAATTGGTTCGAGTTTGTCCTGGTCCATTTCCATAACTGTCACGATGCAGTCTCCCGTTTACAATTACATTGCATCCTATAGTCGGCTGTACATTGGATGCATTGGAAGAAGCAGGTCTTGATGGGGGATTAATTACTGGTTTCTTTCGATTATCTTCTATATTTATTTTTACTGTTTTAGTTGAATATTCAACATACTGTTTAAAAGACAGAGATACTTTAACATCAAAACCATTTCCTGCTTCTTCTTTTATTGTGTAGTCCTCTAAAGACACTTTTATATTTGTGTCAAACAACAGCTTGCCATTAGGTGTTGCACGTGTCACAATCAACTGAAACGGTTTTAAACCTGTTTTTAGTTTTTCTATTTCTTCAAGAAAATATGAAGCACTTTTAAATCCATTAGGATAAGCTGCAAAAGGATATTTTGTTTGCGGTAAAAGTGCATCAAATGATATTTCGGTAAGTCCTGCTTTTCTTAAAATATTAACTTCCTGATCATTTATCAAATTAATTGTTGTATTTTGATTATTAATAACCATTTCCATTGATTCAGGTGGAACAGGAAGCTGTAAACTTCCTAAAAAGAAACTATATCCTTTAGCCATAAACAACTCCCCTTTCTAACTATGAACCCCTTCAGCAGTAGCAAGAAGTTCTTCTTCAACTCTTTCTGTTAATTTTTCAACGACACCATCAATATCCATATCACTATTTATGGTGTTGTTATTATTCATATCAATTTTTATTTCAGCAGTTGTAAAACGATTTATTGTTTCACGTTCTGCAATATCTCTTAAATATTTCAAATCCTCACTTGATGCATTCATGGTCTTAGCCATTTGTGCAGTGTTTCCAGCGGTCTTATTCCCTGAATCTGCTGCCTTATCAGTTGCATCTTTGATACCGCCAAAATTATTTTCAAGATCAGATAGCGGATTATCACCTTTATCAAAAAGTCCGCCCATCCAGTCACCTATATCACTTTGCCATTTTTCACCTTGAGCATATCCTTTGTCAAATGCTTCGCCCATATCAACAAAGTCAACATAATCAGGTGACCACAAATCAGGCATTTCAAAAGCATCATACTCAAATCTATCAAACGAAACTTTTTCCGCTGTTTCACCTAATATACCATCCATTTGTGATATATATGTATCTAACCCACTGGTATCAAACGATAAGTCAACTTTGCCAATTTTATCAACCTTATCAATATCAACACCTGGAATTAAATTGATTGCATCTATGATCCAGTTGATTGCCTTAATGGCTGCGTTAGCACCTGCAACGAATGCATTTGCGATAGAAGTTGCTGCACTTCCTGCCGCACTCGCAACAGCTTTAAAAGCCTGTGCGCCAGTTTTACCTAAAAATGCAAAGAATTTTTTAATATTAAGTACTGCTTCATTCCACTTATTTACAACCCACTCAGCAACACTTATAGCCAGGTTCGCTATTGTTTTCCAAATTAACTGCCATACAAATGCAATAGCTGCTGCACCTAGCTGAATACTGTTAACCAGAAGCTGAAATGCTCCTAAAATAATATTAATTACTAAAATAAAAATATTTTGAATAAGAGCGCCACACCAGTAAACCGCACCAACAATAATTCCTAAGCCACTTACACTTTCACCAGTAAAATGATTCCAAACTGCTGTCACTATAAATACAACAGCAATAACAGCTAAAACCGCTGCTACTATCATAAAAATAAGACCTACTGTAGTACCCAATGCACCATTAAGCCCCATCTGCACTCCTATTTGAGTAGCTGTTGCAATAATTCCTTCCTGTGTAAGCCATGTTTTCATTCTTAATGCAGCAATGTACATCCATGATACTGCCAAAGCAGCGGTTTGATATGCCTTTACAGCTAAAATTGTCGCTCCATAAATAGCCATAGCCCCTGCTACTGCATATATTACAGGTGCTATCATACTCCAATTTTGTGCTATAAATGATGCTCCGTTAGCTATAACATCGATCACTTTAGTTGCTACATTACCAAACATTCGAATTGCATTTACAGCACCATTGAACATTGCATTAAAACCCTGACTATTTGCAACTTCATTGATTTTGTCAAGTATTGGCTGAAATGCCATCAATGCTTCATTTTTAAACTTAACCCATATTTGTGACCATGTAACAGGCATTTGTTTAAACTGTGCATTCGTTTCATCTATTGATGAAAGCATTGCATTTTTTACAATATCAGCAGTTATTTCACCATCTGCTGCCATTTGTCGAATTTTTCCAATTGGCACATCTAAATAATCAGCAATAGACTGAATAACATTTGGTGCTGACTCAAATACTGCATTTAATTCTTCACCACGTAATACACCCGATCCTAACGCTTGCGTTAATTGCAATGTAGCACTTGATATTTCTTCTTGTGTAGCACCTGCTATAACAAACTTTTTATTTAATGTTTCAGCAAATGCAATAAGTTCTTTATTTGAATTAAATGCATCTTTTGCATTTTGCCCTAATTTTGCAATTGTTTTAGCTGTATCACCGTATGCTGCTCTTGAATTCTGTGCCGATTGAAATATCATGTTTTGAAGTTCTTCAGTTGACTGTAAACCATCATTAATCATATTTAATTTAGCAGTTGTCTGTGACATTTGATCTGACAAACCAACAATATTTCCTATTGTCTGTATACCAGCATAAGCACCAACAAATCCCATAACCTTTTTAAGAAGTCCATCAGAAGCCGATTGTCCTTGCTTTATCTTGGTATTAAAATTTTGCTGCTGATTTGCAGCCTGTCTAATTTCCTGTTCAACACCATTCATAGTGACTTCAGCACGTGCTAATTCTTCCCTCGCCTGTCGTATAGAAGAAGTATCAACTGCACGTCCTGAATCTCTTTGTAACTGTTCAAATGAACTTATAACAATATTTAAAGCACGGTTCATAGAGGTGAATGCTGGTGTCATTCTGTCTTGAACGCTTATAACTGTTTTAATAGAAGCCATATATTCACCTACCTCCTACGACCTTTAGATTTTGATTTTGCTTTTATTTTTTTAGCTTCCTTTTCTTCATTCTCAGTCCTTATTTGAATTGCAGCATATACAAATGCCTGTTCATTTGTCGGTAGAGAAAGAAACTGTGATGGAAGCATATGCAATTTATGAAGGCAATAATAAGCAATATTAGCTTCAAAATCACCTTCTTCAATTAGTTTTTTGCTTGCTCTACTTTATCTTCAAAACTTTCATTAAAGCCATTGATTTCTTGAACTTTTGCTAATAAATCAGCGTATTCACCTGGTTTTAACATCTTTTTTAATAATGCATCCGCACCCATAACTCCATAAGAATTTTGAAGTTCTGCATCATTCAAATTAGGGAACACAACACATTCAACTGTTAACAGTCCAACATACTTATCAAAATCTGTATCCTTTGTAAATTGCCCCTTTCTTCCTGGTACTTCTAATCTTTTAGTACAAGATTTTCTTAATTCTTCATCACGCTGTGAATCCAAACATCTTAATTCCCATGCAATAGGTTTTTTTGTTTTTTCATCGATAAATCTTTTTGATGCAACATATTCAATATTTTCTTCCTGCACAACATTTTGTGCCATAAAAGCTGATAAACTCATTTTTCTCATACCTCTTTCTTATATTTAATCAAATAAAAAAGGACCACATTATATGGGGTTCACTTCAATGTGGTCCTTTAAACTAAATCATCCCTTGTAACAAATTAAACTTCTCAGGAATTTCAAAATCATCAAACGTAAAGTCGACATCTTCATCAAGATAATCTGCATCAGCATCAAATTTAGCTAACACTAAACTATCAAAGTTGCAGTCAATTAATGTAACGGTTTGTCTCCCAACACTTGAAGTTGGATCTTCATTCGTACATTGCATATCGAAATAAACATCTTCACCAGTTTCTTTATATCTATATGCTAATTCACGCATAACTGAAGTATTGTAGTGTAAAGTCATTGAACCTGAACCAGTCCACCCCGTTGCTTTATTTCCTTTACCTGTACGACCTAAAACAGGCACTTCAGTTTTGCTTTTTTCAAAATTTGCTTCAAATGTGATTGCCTGAGCAAAGTTATATCTGTTTCTCTCAATAGTCACATATAATTCAGCCATTGATCCACTGATAGAATCCTTAGCCTTCATTGTAAATTTACCCATGTTATCTGTTCCCCTTTCTAGCTGATTACACAACTCATATAAAGTTGACTCATTGCGTTAATAACTGTGATTTTATCTGTTAATACTACTGATTTCTTTGTATCACCTTGAGCCACCACAATATCATCTGCACTAAAATTTTCAATTGCTTGAATATCTTCTAATGCTCTATGAATTGCAACAACATCCGATTGCAGTGAAATTCTACCTGATGCATTGTTTGGAATTTTACCAAGATATTTCGTATGGAATAAAGTAGCAACATCATTAGCGATTTGATCAATAACCCTGATTGTTTGGTTATTTGAAAAATCAATGCTTTTTTCATCTGTAACTGATGTAAAAGTATTAATATCTTCAAGAACCCTAACTTCACCTGTTACATTATGAAAAATGAATTTACCACTTTCTAATGCATCCGCTAATTGTGATTGTGTATAATCTACCTTGATTTTAAATTCACCATCATAAGCAGTATTAGTTAATGATTTATTAACTGCACAACCTGCTTGTGCGCCAGTTGTCCAATAAACCACACTTGCTTTATTAACATCATCAGTCACTTCATTTTCTACAGAGATAACTCCTTCATAATCAGCAGGTTTTCTATAAACTACCGTTTGAAATTTAGCCCCGACTTCATCACGCATTCTTTTTGTAAATGTAACAAATAATTCATTGATTTTCGCATCTTCAACTGGACATCCCAAAGCATTAAAACTGTAAGATTCAATCGCATTCAAAAACGCTTGATATTCAGATGTTGTTACCTCTGTTCCATTTGTACCACTTGCTAATGGTGTCGAAGCAGTTTCTTGAAGTTCTGCACTTTTGAAAGTTACCCAGTCATTGGCAACCAGTTCAGAAGAATTTTTAACAGTTTGAACATCCATTTCTTTAAACTCTAAAACTGTTTTAACATCAAATTTAGTTTCATCATCAACATTCTTTGAAATAATGATTTTTAAGTCATTACCTCTAATACCTGGATATTTTGCTTCTGCATATGTGTTAGTTGCTTTTGTACCCTTTCCATTTAAACGATATGCATATAATGTTTTGGTATTTTTAAATAAATCCCTTAATCCTTTCATTTTGTCATGTGAATAATCATATCCAAAAATTTTCAATGAATTATTTACAAACTTTTCGTTTGATACTTCAAAAACCTCATCTGCTGCACCCCAATCCATTAATAATGGTATTGCAACGATACCACGATCAGACAGCGATGCAGATGCTCTAGATGCACTTGCAAAATTGATATAAGTACCAGGCAATTTTTTATTTTGTGCATTAAAAGTTCCGCCACCTAACATTTAACATTCCACCTTTCTTTCCAATTCTTTTTTTAACAAGTCATTGACTTCTTTAGTTGTATATTTTTTACCATCTTCTAAAATGGCATTTAATAAATCCTTTTTATTTCTAAATACTTTAGAATTTAAAAATGCATCCTTGTAAAAAGATGCATCCTGTTTTTTTTGAATCGTTTTTGTTTTAGTGTTAGCCATATAATCACTCCTTTGTATTACTGCTAACTTCCAATGTTTCCATTGATCCAGTTTCTTCCTCTTTAACTACTGCTATATAATTGAAGCTGACAAAGAAATGAAGAACATCGTCAATGATTTCACTTCTCATTTTTGTACCGTGAAGTAAATCACCGTCAATACATTTGATCATATCTAACTCATTCATAAGCGTGTCAGAAACGCTATGACATTGATTTTTTCCACTGCTAGAGAAGAATAATATATCAAACGGTAAAAGTCGCTTAGAACGCAAATTTAATAGATTCTCTTTTTCACTGTCAATAAGAGTAATTAAAAAACAAGGCTCTTGCAAACCTTGCTTAATATCATTTTGATGTATTTCGTATTCATCACCATATACTTCATGCAGTTTAATAGCGATAGCATCCATAATTTCATTAATCATTGAATATCTCACCCAATTTCTTCATTAGTAATTTTTCAATAATTCTTGGTGCTTGTAAGTCCAGTTGAAGTGTTGATTTTTCCAACATAAAATAACCATGAACCCAGCCTTTATGCCCTTTTAGTCTATGTCCATACTCAACATAAATTGCATATTCCGTTGAATTGATAATTTCACATATAAATTCATTACCCTTATATTCAACATAAACATTCTTATTTTCTTCATTCCAAGAACGTTTTAATGTGCCAGTATCAACGGGTGTAGCTTTAATAACTCTTGCTAAAAGTCTTGCAGCTAAATGTTTAGCACACATTTCACAAAACTGTTCAAGATCAGCCTTTTCAAACTTCTCCATTTTCTTTTGTAATTTTTGAAGCTGTTTAAAATCACAGTTTCCCCATTTAGCCATTATGCATATTCCTTAAACAATTCAATAACTACTTCCTGGTGATTTGAATGTATGGCAGGAACACCGCTTCTTGTGTATTCAGTAGTAACTCCTTCATGGGTAATAACCAGTTTAGATCCTGCTTTGATATTTATTTCAGGCGCAATAAATAGTTTTGTAACCTGCGCAATAGTCACCGCATCACCCTTTTCAGCGCTTGTCACATTTGAAAATGACAATCTGCACTTTATATCTTTTAATACTTCAACTTCTTTAAAATTTGTTACATGAGTATTAGGATCTTTAATTTTTTGATTTTCATAGATAGTACAAGTATCTTTGTACATACTTTCTAATGCTTTTCTAACTGCATTCATATGAATCACCACACAAACTTTCTATACTTAGCAAAATCATCACTACCATAATTAATTAGATATTTCAAATAAGCACCAAAAACGGCTTGTGGTGAAGAATCTTTATCAAATGATACTTGTGTATCACCCTCTTTAATTGCAGTCACTGTAGCTTCAATCTGTTCATCAGAAAGCATATTTGAACTGCGCATACCATTTAGGAACTCACCACAAACACGTTCAACAAAAACAAAATGAAGTCCACTTGGAACTTCACTTTGATTTGTCTTATTTTTAATATCCTGTTCAACTTTATCAATGATGAACTTCAATACAAAGCTATCTTTTTCTTCATTTACCTTGTAATTAAGTGAATCAAGCCTTTTAATTACTTCATCTTTGATTGTTTCAAACATAAGCATTAACCACGTGAAATGATGCGTGCAATAGCAATCGCCTTGTGATCATAATATGTTGGTTTACTTTCACCATCATTTGCTAATACCCAATTAGTACCTTTTGCCAATTCTTCATTAGTAGGTGATAATGATGCTTGTGATTTCTTTTCATATGAAATACCCTTGACACCATATGCATTGCGCCATCTATGATATAAAGTATCTTCTCCACCATTTGTTTTAGGATCACGTGACATCTCGTAAGGTTTTTTTACTGGTAAAGGCTGTTTCTCAATTACACCATCACCAAACACATAAGTTGTGTAATTTACTGATAATTCATAATAAGTCGCAATGCTTTCTTTTGATGGTTCTGATACAACTTCATATGTACTTGTTTTTTTAGTGTAATAAGTTTTACCAGGTACTACATCAACATCTTTAGTTAATGTATAAATATCTTCAACTGGTACAGAATCATCAATAATAACTGTTCTACCATTCCATGTAGCAATTGCCAAATCTCTTGTAATACCATTTGCATCAGTATAAGTTAAATATTTTAACAAACGCATATTTTCTAAGTTTGTAGCAATTTGTGAATGCATAATAGCTAGAGTGAATTTATCTTTATCTTGACCTGATGCTTGTTGAATAGCGTTATTTAAAGTTGGTGCTTCAACAACACCTTCACCTTTAGTTGTTACATCGTAAGTATGACCGTTAACAAATTTTAAGTTTTCTGCACCAGTCATAGCAAAGATACCTTTTAAGATTGCTAATAAGATATCTTGATCAATTTCATCAATGATAGATGCACATTGATTACCTACTTGTGATAAGAAATCAACTCCACTTGTAATATCATAAGAAAAGTCTTTTTCAGTTTTTGCGAAAGCTCTACCTAATGTAAATACTCCACGTTCGAAAGTTGTTGAGCCATCAGCTTCAATATTTGTTTTACCATCGTAGTTAACAACGTTAGCAGTAGCTTGTCCAAACATTGGAATTCTTGCATAGTGTGACCCAGTTTGTGATGCAAATAATTCTGCTAATGTTTGAGAGCCCACAACTGCTTTACTTTTTAAAATCTCATTTCTTTTTAATCTTGGTACGCTTTCTACGTATTTCCCGAATGCTTCAGGATTAAATGATTTTGAATCAAATTTTGTGTTCATAAATAAAAATCTTCCTTTCTAATTTTCTATTCTTGATTGTTCTGTGCTTCTAATTCAGCAACAAAATCTTCATAAGTTTTTGGTTTGTTAGGATCACGTGCTGGATTTGGATTAGCAGGATTATTTGGTGATGCATTTGGTTTAGCACCATCTATCTTTACCGTTTGTTTATCATCATTGAACATATAAGCATCAGATTTCTTCAAAGCCTTAATCTTTTCATCAAGTCCTTTGATAGTTCCATCTTCATTAAGTTCAACATCATCACCTAATTCCAATAATGCCTGAACCGCTTTAGAATTCTTTGCTTTTGCTTCTGTTAATGCTTTTTCAAGTGCATTAGCAACTTTCAAATCTTTCATTTCTTTTTCATGTGCTTCTTTAGCAGCTTTGTTATCATCCTGTAACAGTTGAATCTGTTTTTTTAATTCTTCAGGGTTATCAGGGCTGTTTTTTAATGTTTCTAACTGCTTATCACGTTCTTTAATCGTGTTATTAGCAGTATCAAGTTGTGTTTGAAGATCCTTTGCTTTTGTTTTTTCAGCTTCAACATCCCTACCGTTTTCAGCCATGATTTCATCAATGACTTCTTTTTCTAATCCCAATCCTTTTAAAAATGCTGTTTTCATATTTATTTCATCCTTTCATTGTTAAGTTTTTTTAGGTGGTTACTGCCACCAATGAATTTTCATGTTTAGGTCTTGTTTTGACCGATATATAAAAAAGACACACCACAAAGGTATGTCTTAGTTATCAATAGTTATTTAATTTTAAGCACCCATATCAAATGAGTGCCTTATTATTTAATCAATTCTTCATGTCCTAATTCGATTAAAATTCGCTTAACTTCCTCTTTTAACGCTTTAGGTACTTTGTCATACGTTAATTTTTCATCTAAAATACGATATACTAAAAAGTTAGCCATTTTACTCACCACCCATCATTGTTAAAATTAAATCTTGAACCGCTTGTGCGGTTACTTCCTGTTCTCGTTTTAATATTTCTAATTCACTTGGTTTATTCAATTCTTCAAGTTCTTCATCAGTATAAGGAATATAAACATAAATATCTTCATATTCGTCATACTCTTCTTGAGGGGCTTGATAAGGAATGTCAATTATTTTTTCAACATCCTTACCACCGTTTGGATATTCCGCAATAGTTTCGTAGTGCCATTGCTCCTTAATTTCTTCTACAGCTTCATGGTGCTTCACAAATAATTTATCCAGTTCCAAATGTCCTTTATTTAAATCATATTCTTTTAATTCCTGTGTTTTGTCTTCATTAAAAACTCTCATATTTGCTCTCCTTTAAGAAACACGTTTCCACATATAACAGGTTATATATGGTTGTACGGTTGTAGCAGGATTACCATCAGATTTAACAACCCTAGTAGTATTGCTTGCTCCTTGTGGTTTAGCCCCTGCACTAGCATCCAGCACCATGTCATAAGAACCATATCCAGGTACAACTTCCTCACTATCATAACCTATAGTATTGACATTCCCACCAACTGCACCGATTAATGCCCTCAATTCATATTCTTTACTTCCGCCCGTTTTTTCAACGGTATTAAAATCACTATCGCTTGAATTAATACCAATAGGTACTCTTCCACTTCCCCACTGTGTCCATGTACCACCAAATAAAGACGCGGGCGAAGTTGAGCTAACGCTCATATAGATAGCGCCAACAGGGTAAATATCATCTTTAAGTGCTAAATCTTTAAACACATAGTTCGAACCTTCTTTGTATACCCATTGTGGCTTTTGATTCTTATCATAACCATACAAAGCCGCAGGCAATTCGTCAGACCCCAACGCTAATAAACCACCACGTATTGTTCCAAAGGCTTGTCTATATCCGCTAGCAGTATTGACTTTAAAATAAAGAGTATCTACATTAAAAACACCCTCCATAGTACCGCCTGATTTATCTAGTTTCTTAGCTAAATCTGCTGCACTGGCAAAATTGGTTGAATCTTTACCATCTAATGTATTCGCATCTGTTGCTTTAGGTACAACTTTTGTACCTGCTAAAATCGCATTAACATTGTCTGTTGTTGTTTTTCCTTTATTACCTGGATATGCAGTGCTTGAAGTTTCACCTAATGCCAACGATGGACTAATTTCTACATAAGCGGTACCGCTCCATCTATAGGTAATATTTGTTGCTTTATCAATATAGATTTTCCCGCTTTCCCCAGTTGTAGGGAAACCTGCTTTATTTGTATATTCAAGCACATCATCAACATAACTAGGCAATTGGGAACTAGGTACTTTACCAGTTGTATCAAGTGTTGCTACACCGCTAGACACACCCATTTCACTTCTTTTAACTTGGGCATCATTAGTAACATTTCCTAATCCAACTTGTGACTTTGTAACCACATGAGGATTTGACTTATTCCCAATATGAGAAATCAAATCAGCAATTGCTTTCATAATTTTACCAAATGAAACACTTAATTTTTCACCAGTTGTTAAATTTGCAAGTGTACTGGCTTGTGTAAAAGTATTAGTCACATTGCTTGCATTACCAGTTGTATCAAGCTTTGCGGTTAGCTTGGTATTCATTTCGGCTTCTGTGTAATAACGATCATCGTGATTATGGCTTGAAGGTGGAAAATTTGTAGGCTTATCTGTAACCATATCATAAGATGTTTGAAAGTATAATAAATCTCCCGTTTCATTATCGGTCATTTGACCCTTTTTAATTGCCATTCTTTTTTCTCCTTTTAATTAATTAATTAATTTAAAAAACAGTTTTGCTTGAGTTGCTGTTGAATAATCTGTACCAACTCTTACCGTTTCTCCAGTATCTCCTTTATCTCCCTTTGGACCCTGAGATCCTTGTGGACCTGTTGCTCCAGTATCTCCTTTAAGACCTTGCGGTCCTTGTGGACCTGTTGCCCCAGTATTACCTTTTTCTCCTTTGATACCTTGAGCCCCCGACAAATCGGTTAAGAATGTAAAATCAGTTGCACCTTTTACATATAGTTTAGCGTTGTCAACATCATCTGTATTTGAAGCGATTAATACAAATTTCCCTTGTTGCACATTTGCTTTATCAGCATTCATTGCAGCAACAGAAGCATATGTTTTGAAGATACTAAATCCTTCACCCGTATCTCCTTTTTCTCCTTTAGGTCCAACATCGCCTGTCGCACCTTTAGGTCCTGTTTCTCCTTGAGGTCCAGTATCACCTTTAGGTCCTATCGCACCCGTATCGCCCTTTTGACCTTTTAATAAACCAGCATCTAGTTTTTGCTGAAATGTTTGACCGTCAGCAAAACTCACTGCATCAGCACTTGTCATAACATCTACTTCTTCTAATACTGAGCCTGTTTCCTCATCTAACAGTTGTACTCTTACTTTATTTAATTTAGACATTCTTCTATTTCCTCCTAGTCTTCTAATTTAATACCCATATTCGGGCTTACTTTTATTTCATTATATGCAGGTACTTTTATTTCATCAGTAACAATAAATTTAAATGCTGCTGATTTGGTACTTCCATCTTTCTCTTGGATTATTACTTTTTCATCCATTGCATCAAGTCGTTCACCTAATAAATCATATTTACCACGCGCCTGTGCTACTTCCATGCCAATCGCATCTACTGGTTCATATCCAATAAGTTTGTTTATGGCATCTTTCATTGTTTCTGCTCTATCAGCTTCACTCTTAGCTTTATCAGCGTTGGAAGAAGCCCTATTTGCTTCAGAAGTAGCATTTTTAGCCTGTTCTGTTGCAATACGAACTTGTTCTTTCGCTTTTGTTACTTCCTGTTCAGCTTTTTTCACTTCTTCAGCAGCAAGCTGGGTTTGCCTTTTTGCTTCTTCGAGAACTTGATTATAATTAAAATCTGCATCATTCATTCTCTTTTCCCACTGTTGCAGGATAGATGGGTAGTTAGCTGCTATATATCCATCCGCATCAATTGAACTGTTAACAAAAACAATACCCTGATATGAAAACCACAAAACAGTTTGTTCTTCATCAAGGTTTTTAAATACAATTTGATAATTGATATGCCCATCCTGTTGTGTAGTATAGCCAGTAACTTTCCAAGTTATCTTTAGCTTACTTTCTACAACTTCTGTTTCAAGTTTAACTTCGTCAATTTCTCCACCCATATCACAAACTGCATAGCAGTACAGTTTTGATAAATCAGTTGTTTCATACATATAATCAGACATTTCAAATTTTAATATATCCGTATTATTTGAAAATTGCCTTAAATTAACAACTGCTGGATATAATTGTTTGTTTTCCAGTGTAAGTTTAATATCCACTCTTTCACCCCTTTCTAAATTTTTTGGATAAAAAAAGCACTCATTTCATTGTGAGTGCCCTAAACAAATATACTTTCCATAAATTCTAAATATTTTTTATCCGCTTCTTTAACATATTCTTCATATCCATTTTTAGCAAGGTATTCTCTTGTCTTGTCAAGAATATCCTCTACTGGTGACATATTTTCATCAAACAAATACGAATTATAATACTTACAAAAACATTCTACAACTTCTAGTGGTGCTGTTTTTGAAAGTATCCTACCATATTCTTCGCTGTCTGAATATCGATCATAAAATCTTTTAATTTTTTCCATCATATCTCACCACCTTTAATACAGTTCTATTCAAAACAAGTTTATGCATACCAAAATCAATGACATCATAACCGTTCAATATAGCAAATTTTCCATTATTAGCAATGATTTTAAATATTTTATCTTTCTTTTTACCATTGAATTTTGATTCTATGTATTTAATAAAAGATTTTTTATCTTTGTATAATTTGTCAATAGGTATTATTTTAGCTTTGTCATCTATCAGCATTTTCATTACATTATCATCAATTTCGTTTGCATATCTTAATGCGTATTTTCTACTACTAGATGTATAAATGCCACTACCATTAACCCCTAGTCCCACAAATACATTTCCTTCTAAAAATTCTTTTACAAACTTTTCATCAGTAACACCTCGATATAAAGCCTGTTGCCCCTTTTCTATTAGGACATTAAATTCATCTTCACTTATTGATTTTGGAAGTCCCGAAGCACCAACTTCGTCCATTATATCTTTCAAAATATTATCTTCATCACCAATTTTAATTTTAACATTTGAATTAAAAGAAGTATCATCGATATTAGCAATATATTCAATAATATCATCATAACTTCTACTAGGTATTTTTATTATACCATCAAACGTTCTTATTGATTCAACTTTTTTAGCACTCTTTGTTGGTTTCAATTTATCAAGAGTATTTTTATCTCCTTCAACAAACCCTCTGTACCATTCATCATACTTCATGTTTGCTGGTACAGTGTAATAGTCACCATTTTCATCCCTTGCAGCACGTTTAACTTCATCTTCAAATTCATCATCAAAGAACGGAGCGGTTGCAGTTCTGCATCTCGGATGAAAAGGCGGAGCAGTTAAACCTATCTGATAGTCACTTAATTTAAAATGCCTACCATCCATTTCTCGACATATCTCTGATGTTTTAGTATCCAATGTAGCAACAATTTCATATTCTTCAATGCCTAAATTTTTGAACGAATCATGTTGTGCCAGTGATTGAAAATATGCCTTTTCAGTAAATACCAATGTGGCAGCACGTTTTCTATCAACTTCAAATGTATTTGCAATCTCCTTTATTAAGTTATCAGGCGGTTTCCCTTGTATAAGATTCAGTGTTAATCCCTCGTGCAGTTTGTTAACCAACTGCGCTCTATGACTTCCCCAAATACGTTCTGAGAAGTTTGAACCATCAGATGCCCATGGTTTAACAAGAATCTTATCAACAACTTTCTTATCCAACTTAGCAAAATTAGCAGCTACACCAAAGCCTTTTTGAATTTCAAAAGCTGTTTTATAAAAGGTATCGCTATATATATCGTTCATAAGATCAGTAATGCCCTTAGCTTTCTTTCCTGTCAATTCCTCAACCTGTTGCTGCATTTGCAGTTTCAAGGCTTCCAGCTTGCTAATATGGACCTTTGTAGATGCACGTTCTAATTCCTTAGACCATTGATCAGATACACCTAACGTTTTTCCTTTTTGTATATATTCTTTAACATCCATATGAAATTCTTTTAATTCATCACCAGTTAGCATTTCAACCGCTCTTTGATAGCTTATACCTTCGTTATCAGCAAAACGTGTATACCACCTCGAAATCTCTTTTTCAGTGTTACTTATGGCTTTACGATATATTGCTTCTGAATCCTTCATATATTGCGCACCCTTGTTATTCATGGCATCTTCAAGCAGTTCAAATCTCTTTTTCCAATAATCACTACCAGGCATTATTCATCACCTTCATTGTTGATTTGTGGATTATTTACAAAAGCATTCGCATACTCTTTTAATACTTCATGCTTTTGTTCTTCTTTTTGTTTCTTCATATTATCAATTAACTTTTGAGAATCACCGAAAGGCAGTTGCTTGATAATATCTTCATCACTAATAATACCTTTTAATTTAACCAAATTATCAATAATTGAAGTTTCATCTTGCAGCATATCTCTATTAAAGATAAATTCAACTTTTTCATCAAAGAAATTACCTTTACCCTGATAGTTGATGTCAAAGTCGATAAACCACTTTAACAGCTCCATAGAATACTGAAATTCAGTTTCTGTATCATTGGTATCTAATTCAATATCGTAATACATTGACTGAATATTCATTTGATTAGGCGTTCCTGATGCTCTTAGTTCAGTAACGTCTACACCGCCACCGTTTTGAATAAGTGCCTTTTTAAACATTTCAAGGATTGTTTTATAGTTTTCAGCATTTACTTCAATCTGTAAGGTATCAACACCTCCTTTTTCTTCATTAGTGTTCCTTACCTTAATTGCACCATAAGTTGAAAGATTTCTTCTAAATTCTCCTAGATTTTCACCATCATAATTCATAATAATAAGAATGGTGTTACGACTATCTTCAAGCATATTATTTGTGAATACAGTTGTAATTGTATTAATACCATCTTGAAGTGATTTGACACGCTTTAAAAGCGGTTCTTCAATGTCACTAACCTTAAAAGGGATAAGTGGTATTCTTTCAAAAGAAAGATGCTGTTCTTCTACAACCTCATTATTAATTGATGAAGTATATGTTAAATAGCTGTAAGTAGTTGCACCTTTCAATTTATCATAAAGCAATGTACCGCCTTTATAGATGTAATAACGTACACCCTCTAATGTATATACTTCTAAACGCTGAATATCTTCAACACTTCCATTTGAAAAACGTACAGGCTTTCTATAATAACGCCAAAAGAAATCTATTTCATTGTGTTCATCATCTTTCCAAAACACTTTGATTTCATATGACTTAAAGCGTTTAAACTTTAATTCATTGTTATCATAGTAAGGATATAAATAAGAAACACCGCCATTATTAGCATCTTTACCAACACTTTTTAATGTTTTCATGAATTTCTTGTTAAAATATTTATTTAACATATCAACATACGTTTTATTATCGGTATTAACAGTAAAAGGCTTACCAACCAAGTGATTAACTTTCTGATTGACGAGCCTTTTATATTGATTATCTATTACTTTATGATTTGGTAAGTTCTTAACTTCTTCAAGTTCGCCACCCTCACCAATTGCCATACGCTTGTATTTAGCTATATCTTGTATATCTCTATAATACATATCCGCTTTTATTTGATCTTCACGTTCTTTAGAATTAAGCCACGCTTCCAATTCTAATTCAAGCCACTTCAAGTTATTTGCTGTTTCTTCTAATGGATTATTCAACTTAGCATCCAACCAACTCACTCCTTTTCTTATCGCATTAAGCATTTAATCACTCCTTACACCCTGCATCTTCAAAAATCTTTGCAAGTTTATCAAACTGTATTGCAAAATAATCAACGCTTTCTTCATTGTGAAACTGCATACCATAGTCAATTCCGCACTCATATAAAAAAGCATGAATAATCTCATGCCTTAATACAGTATTTTGATATTTAAAAATATCTTTTTGATTGCCAGGTTTTTCTTCTAGTTTTAAAACTTTTATTTCCTTAGTAGAAAAATCAGTATAACCATCTGCATTTAATGCTTTCATTGTTTCATCACGTTCTTCTAGCATTTCAACATCATATTCAGTACCTAAAACATTGATTTTCATGCTGCTATTCTTTTCTTCTTTTCGAGACAAAAAATCAGCTTGCTTTTTAGCTTCATCACTACTAACTTCATATTTTGAACCATCTTTGCAAATAACATAAAAAGCATATGGTGTATTAAATCTAACACTGTGCATATCACTATATTGTATTACATCTACAACTTCTTTTCCTTTAAAATATCCTGGTCCATTCATTTCTTTCACCTCTCTAATCCCATGAATAGATTTCACCTTTGTTTATCTTTTCTGCAATTCCAGTTGTAGCATCAGGTGCATCATCATGTTTGTTCTTACCTTCCTTTTGATATTTCATCATGGCTTCATAGTATTCAGGAAATCTATGTTTCCAGTTATGAGGGAAATATATATGTTCCATAACCCATGTACTGTTAGAAAGTATTCTAGCAGCCTTGTTTTTGCTTTGATGAAATGGTCTAAAGACTGTTTTATTTGTCTTATATCTTTCTCTCATAATTCTTTCAACATTTCTTGAATAACTTCTACCACCGTTGTTCGATTCTATATCAGCTATATTAACTTCATCTTCAAACATCATTTTAGCCTGTGCTGGCTCTGTTACTTCCATACCTTCCTTAGTGTATAAAACATTAAGAATATAGGCTTCATTTTGGAATGTAACCCCATAATTAATCGAACAAAGATAATCATTACCTGTATCGGCTGTATCTGTGTAATTCTTGATATATTTAAACTGCGGCAACTCACCATCATATGTTTTAAATGACGTATATAAACGACCTTTTAAGTCAATAGGTTCTTGCTGATAGTTTGCGCTAACAACATCTTCACCCATTACTTTCTTTTTGGCTTCAAAACTCTTACGTGAAAGGACTTCTTCGCATAGCATAGTTCCATCGTCCTGTAACGCTTTCATTTTTATATGCTTAATTTTATAGCCACTTTCAGGCAGTTCTTCTAATGCCTTCCCTGCTAAATCATCACTTGCCCATCTAGTCATGATAATAATGATCTTACCGCCTTCTTCCAAACGTGAAAGCATGGTATTAGTGAACCATTCCCAGTGTTTTTCTTTTGTAGCTTCGTTACATGCTTCTTCATAAGATTTAATTAAATCATCAACCACTAGCAAAGAAGCACCGAACCCAGTTGCAGTTCCACCTGGTGAAGTAGCAAGATAGTTATTGTAACCACCTTCTAATGACCATAAGTTCATAGCACCATCACCACGCTTGATTCTTACATTTGGGAATACATCACTATATACAGGTTTCATTGGATCAGCTTTTGTTTCCATGATTCCATTACGAACATTTTTAGAAAACATAGTTGATAATGTTTCATTGTATGAACCAGTCATAATATTTTCATCTTGATTTTTTCCCAATATCCATTCAACTAACAAGCTGGCAGTTCTTGATTTTCCATGTCTAGGTGGCTCATTGATGATAAGCGCATCATATTCATCTGATTCATAGAATGACTGAAGATCATTGCACAATTCAACTAGATACTTTCTATCACTTTTATAGAAATCAGGTGCTTTTAAATTGCAATAAAAAAAGAACTCACGTCTTGCGAGTTCAATCTTTGCATGAAGTTTAATCAATGATTTATCAATCATAATCAATCAGCTTCTTTAATTCTTCTGTTGTTAAGCCTTCCATTGGGTTATTAATCGAACCTGATACTTCTATCTTGTCATTGAACATTCCCAAATGTCTACCAAGCAATTCAAGCGATTTATCTTTTGAATAAAAACTAATCTCAATACCATTTTTACCTTCTTTGATTGAAGCAATGGCTGGTATAAGTTCTTTTGGTATGTCTTTAGTATCTTTCACTATTACAACACCGTTTTCTATCGTTACAAAGTCAGTTACTTTTGCGAATGCTATTGTAGCTAATTCTTTTAAAACATTGTCCTGCGTTATTTCTGTACGTCTAGAACGCTCATTCATACGTTCTTCTATGTATTTGGCAACCTTAGTATTCCTTAGTAGTTTAGAACCATTAACATTTGCTGTTTCATCCTTCTTACAACTCTTATAAGCTGCCTTATATGCTCTAGTGGCATTAAGATCAATTAGATACTCATCAGCGAATAATTTTTGTTTGGGTGTCAATTTATAATTCATAATGCCACTTCCTTTCTATTAAATTTTCAATCACGTTTATTCACTCATTAGATACAACTATCATTTTAGATTTTATAAAATTCAGGAGAATAATTTTAAAATGAAAAAACACTTCACACGGGAATAATTATTTTATAGCTGGCATTATTATTTGTAATGTTAATAATAGTTGTATCAAATCAGCAAACAAAAAAGGGCTATCAAAATATTTGACAACCCGTTGTTCTTATATACTGTTTTATATGTAAAGAGTAACCCCCTCACAACACATATACCTTAACTATATTTATTCACTATAATCATTATAACATAATAATATGCAAAATCTACAACAATAAAATGCACTAAAAATGCAAGTTGTCAAGTCCTTGTTACTATGTGTATAATTCTTTAATTACATCATCACTAAACAGGTATATTGATAGCTTTTTTACTAGTCTGTTTTTATTCCTTCCTACCGTTGTTTCATTTATTGGTGTTGCCCATTCTTTAGATACTACATAATGCTTCTTACCTTCAAAGTAGCACTTTTCAATGACTTTATAATAAGGATCACCTTTAATTGTCTTTAAAGCATTATCAATCAACTTTATAAAGTTTGATGTAACTGCAATAGATGATTCTAATTCAGCAATAGCTGCATCATTCTTTTCCTGTTCTGATGGCATATACTTAAATCCAGTATCTTGGGGCATAGGAAGAAATGAACAGCTTGTTTTTGATATTCCAACTTGTTTAATTTGTTCAATCATTTCCTGTTTATCCTTTACAACTTCTTTAAAGTTGTTGTAATTATATAAAAGCTGCTCTGTTTTTTGATATGTATTCATATCACTTTTTTTAATCATTTTTTGCTTTAATAACTCATTAACCGTTTTTGAAATAGTATCATCAATCAATTTTTCAACTTCTTTTTTACTGATTGTTTTCGTCATCACTTACACCTGCCTTATACACATCAAGTTCTTCTTGTAACCCATAAATAATTCTAATCAACTGTTTCTTTGAAAAGTTCTTTAAATTGACTTTTGAAAAATCATATTCTTTTGATTTTACTTTTTTTTCAATAACTTTACCTTTTATTCTTTCTTGTTCAAAAATTGACTTTATTTTCTCTAATTGTTCATCAGTTAAATTTATATCATCTAAACTTTTCCCATCATTAGTCATCACTCACACCCCACATTCGCCATTTGCACTGGGAAGAAACGGTTTTCTTCAAATTCACCAATCCACCCAAAAGTACAAACTCTTATCTTTTTATTTTTACTTATTTTTTTTATAAGATATACATATTTATAAATACTATCATAAAGCCACATACCAACTTTCAAATCTTCAAATTTGTATGGTTTAGGATTATAGACATCGCTCAATTCACAATCTAATGAATGAATTGTTCTTTCTAGTTCATCATTCGAATCACTTAATTCTTTTGCTTTATCAATAACTCTTTTTAATTGGTCATCACATACGCCCCAATTATAATATAGCATCTTAATATAGTTTACTAATTCAATTTTTGTTAGATTTTTTAAAGTGCTATCACTATGCAGCTTAAAGTGCTTAAATTCCGATGTATTTTCTTTTGGTTTAAAATGTTCTTCGATTAGTTGTTCTATCATATCGACATCTTTGTCAAATGCGCTTGCTTTATCTTCTCCATATGGATCATTTTCAAAATAATAATCATCATTAACAATTCTTGCTAATGCCTTTTCACATTCTTCTTTACTATGCATTTTCTTTCACCTCATTTTTAACAAATACCAACCAGTGTGTTTTAGAACGCTTATTTCCAAATAATGGTTTTTGATTAAAACACTTTAATACTTCACTAAGTTTAACTTGTTCCTCATTCCATTTAAAAATTAATGTACCACAAGGTTTTAAAACTCTCATGCACTCATTAAAACCTTGTTTTAAATCTTCTTTCCATGTATCTATATTTAACTTTCCATATTTTTTTACAAGCCATGATTTATCACCTGCTTTAACAAGATGCGGTGGATCAAATACTACTAAGTCAAATTCATCATTAGAAAATTGCATATTTCTAAAATCACCTATTACATCTGGATTCACTTCCAATTTTCTTCCATCGCACAAAATATCACTGTATCTGCGTATATCCATGTATGTAACATTTGGATTTTCTTTATCAAACCAAAACATTTTTGAGCCACAACATGCATCTAAAATTTTCACTAACCCGCTCCTCCAATCTCTTATAAAAAAGTTACATAATCCCTAAGAGTGTCAATTTTTTGATAGATAACCTAAATCGTTTAAACTCTACAGCCATCAACACTCTTGGCAATTTTTAATCAATTAAATTTCTAAAAAAAGTTACCGTGACCCCGATTTACGTAAAATCGCACTTCCAGGGTGTTACTTTCTATTTTGTAAAGTCCACTCTTTCCACTGTTCTTTGTTTTTTATATCAACAAAATCACCATCGTTAAATGTCATATCAAATACTTCTAATTCTTCACACGCTTTATCTAATGCTTGTTCCAACTGTTCGATATATTGTTTTACAAGCTCATATTCATCTTCAAAATAATCACCAGCATTATCAAACAGTGCTTTCAAATCATGCATTACTTCACCTTTGTAAATCGTTACTTTATTCTCCATCAAATCCACCCCAGTTCTTTACATTGTTGATTAATTGCTTTCAATGTAGCTACGTCTATGCCGTAATCACCTACCGTAATTTCTTTATCTGGGCTAAAAAGAAAGTAGTTTATTTCACTTATTTCATAAAGAATCATATTGTTACTTTTATAATATGTATATCCTAGTTCCTCGAACATTTCTTTAGCACTTAATTCAGCTTCATATATTTCTTCAATCGTATTTACAATATCATCATGGGAATTGCAATTGTTAGTGTAGTAATTTATGTTACTTATACAATCCAATTTATCTAACTCAGTAATTAACTTATTTTTATCTATCATTGTTCATCATTCCAATCTATTACTTGTCCGCAATTAGAACAACACTTAAATCTTGTATTATATTCAAAATCGTATATATCACTTTCTCCACAATTAGGGCATACGCACAGCGTTTCATTTATACGACCATATTCATCATAAATGTTTTTTGTATCTTCATCTTCCCATATCTTATTTAAAATTGGACGTTTAGGCGTTGCTTTATCAACCAATTCTTGTAATACTTCTATATCATCATTCATTTTAACTGCTGATTTTTTGAGATTGAACTCATCACAAAGATATATATATTTCTTTAACTCTATCCAAAGCTTCCTGATATTTATTCTTCATCAAAACCACTCCAATCTAAAACTTGTTGACACTCTAAGCAACATTTATTTTTAATTGGATAGTCATACTCAAAATCATAAGGCAAAGGCTCTCCGCAATTAGGGCAATTATAAAATACCTCTTCTTTATCCCATTCTTCCTCTGGTTCGCAATGAATTTGTATGGGCTTTTTAGGCGTTGCTTTATCAACTAATTCTTGTAATAATATACGATCCATTACAATTTGATCACAGTTACAATTACCTTTTTCATCGAAATAATCATTTTTACAAAGCCTATCTAACGCTTCTTGATATTTATTTCCCAAAATTCTGTTTCTCCTTCTTTAAAATATTTGCACCACTTGGCTCTTAATCTACAAAAAAAATCAAAATACTTATGTTTTATTTCACACACATAACTTTTTGAATCGCTATTATGTACATGACTATATCTAAAATATTTACAATTCATGCAGTGCTTATAAACACCATTATTTTCCATCATTCCTATCTCCTAATTAAGATCCTGCACTCATCAGATAATAGGAAATTAAGTGATAAATTTGATCTGACTAATCCACAAACTGAAATTTTCATAATACCATAATTATCAAAATAATATTTTTCTATTTTAATTGCCTGATTACTAAAATAAAATTGTTGAAACTTTTTTAAATGAAGTTTCTTTCTAATTAAAAATAAAATCAGTTTATTTAACATTTTCATCATCCTTTTCTTTCTGACCTAAATAATAACAATTAAGATTGTTATTATTGCTTCTGCTGCAATGGTTAGGATCACCCCTAACCAAAAATCACTTATCATTCAATCACCTCTAAAACTTCAAATTTTCGAGTTTGCGCCGTTTTTGTTCGTTTGAGAGTGTTGTATACTTACGAGTAGTTTTTAAGTCTGTATGACCGAGAATATCAGCCAAATCTAAATAATTGCCACTGTTTTGATTTAGAAACACTCGTGCAAATAAATGCCTAAAGGAATGTGCATGCACATATTCTTTTTTTACCCTAGCCATTCCTGCTATTTTTTTCATTCTTCGCCATATCGTGCTTTTGGCCGGCATCTTCCCGTCTTTCTTCCCAAGAAATATATATCCTGTAGTAATTTTATTTTCTTTGCAGTATTTCTTTAATTCTCTCCTTAGATCCTGACGAACCGGAACAACTCTTTCTTTTCCTTTATTGAAAACCTTGATATAGTACTTCTCCAAATTTTCGACTGTAAAATATTTAAGCTCTTCTATACGTATTCCAGTCATTGCCAGAGTAAGCATGATGTAGTATGTCTGCATCATATTCATTCTTTTAGCCATTCTTAGAAGCCTTTTATAGTCTTCTATTGTTAATACATCTTCATTATTAAAAGCTGCCTGCTGTCTTATTTTTTTGATTTTAACTTCAGGCATATCAAGCCATTTAAAAAATTTATTAAGTGTTGTTATCCAACTGTTTGCTGAATTGACTGAATCGGATATATCACGAAGATAACTTTTATATTCGATTGTAATGTCTTTTGAAATATCAACATCACAATATCCACTGTCTTCAAGCCAAGTGATGAATTTAGATATTCCATTTTTATATGATTTTAATGTATTTTCTGCCAGTTCATCATGTTTCTGCTCGATTATCCATAGATCAAGATTTTTTTCCAAATCTTTCTTTTTCATACGCTCCTCCTGTTAAATTTTCAATCAATCAACACTTTTCTTTTTTGCATTTTTACACCTTTTTTAGATGGAATCGGTGCGCAATATAACCTATATATTATATTGCATTTATATTTTCTCTCTAATCCCTTGTTACATATGCGATTAGAGAGATTTTTTTATTAAAATAGTTTTTATGATTTTCTATCCTCTAAAAATGCTAAGAATCCATAAAAGAAGGCTAACACTAATGCTAATTTAGATTGCGGTTTTATTAAGAACAGCATCAGCTCAGTAGCAGCTATTGTTAAAAATATTTTTTTCATTAATTGTTGTTATTCTCCTTCAATCATTTTTCTAATATTTTCAACTGCATCATCTTCAATTGCTTTAATTTCAGTTGTCATTGCCGTAATTTTTTTACTGTGCTTATTTTCAGCGATGTATCCTAAACAAATTAATGTATTAAAGATTTCCTGAGCATAATCCCTTATTTTCTGCAGTCTTTGCAGATCATTAAATTCTTCATAAGTTATCTTCATTTTGCTACTCCTTTTCAATCAAGCCATTTATTATCTGCTACTATGAATCCAATCACTGAACCTATCGTTAAAATTGTCCAAATTATTCTAAATATGACTAATGATGTGTCTTCACTGGTTAAACTTTCTACAGCATCATTTATTTTTTTATTTTTATAAAATTTTGAATTATCTTCGATTGTATTATTTTTGAATGAAGTAAAAATGGTACCTTTATACTTTGTCTTTAAAATATAATATTTATATCTTATTGTTCCAGATTCATGAATTGTCTTTAAATACCTGCTTTCAGGCATATCTATCTTATTATAAGGAAACACATGATCATAAAATTTAATTTTTTTACTATGTTTAGATTCCCGGCTTACAGTATCCCACGTCCAATATGTTTCGGTTCTACATGTTCTGTTTTTGCCGCTCCCACTACAAACCGTTCTAGTATGCATAGTGTAATGTTGTTCTACTTTTTCGATGTACATATATTTGTCACCAATTTCCGGATATGTAACAGTATCAACAGCTTCTAATGTAGAATATGCAAATGCATCCCCAACATTGGTATTGATACCATATTCAAACATTTCTTTATCTGTTACTTTCAAAGCACTTAAATACTGATCATCTTTATCTATTTTTGATTGCTCCATTGCTCCGTTTATTAACAAACCGACAAAAATCATTACAGCTAGTATTGTGATACAGAAAATCAATTCTCTGGCCTTTATCTCTATACCATTAATGGAAAATGCTTTCTTGTCCCATTTCATTTTATTCACCGAATAAATCTTGCGGAGCATCACTTGAAGCACTGTATTCTAAATATTTAAATTCTTTTTTTTCATATCCCACTAGCGATAAAAAAAATCTTTGCGGGAATTTCTTTACATAACGGTTATATGACTCAACAGATGAATTGTGATTTTTTCTATGCTGTGCTATTAAATTCTCTGTTGTTGACAATTCGGTCATAAACTGTTGATAATTTTTATCAGCTTTTAAATCCGGGTATGCCTCAGCTGTTGCTTTAATCATTGTATTTACATTCTCAATTTCATCAGTGTTGCTCCGTGTTTCGGCTATTTCCTTTAGTGTTTCAGCTTCGTGCTGATCATAATTTTTGACACAGTCAGCAAGATTATAAACAAGATCGATTCTTCGCTTTTCTTGAACATTTATATCTGATAAAGTTTTCGATACTTTTTCCTCATATCCTATTGCTGTATTCGCTGTAGTCTGTATCCAGATAAAGCAGCATATAATTACCGAAATAACCCCTCCTACAATTAATAATAATGTTTTACTGTTTTCTTTAATGCTTTTCATTTTCTCTCAACCTTTCTTTTTTTTAATATTCAAATCCACCAAAATAATAATGATCTTTGTGGATAGTAACTCTTGTAATTTTCTTCTTTTTAAATATCCTTCTAAACTGTTTTACTGCCTTTTTATAGGCTATTTCCCTTGTTTCTGCATAAATAACCAAGGGGAGTACAATTACCTCACTTTCTATGTAAATGTTGTATTTAAACATCGCCTTCTATGCCTAATCTGCCTTCAAGCTCGATAATATATTCATTGTTGTTGATAATCTGACATTCAGCTGCTCTCAGTTTTTTTAACACTTCGTCAAGATTATTTTCAAGCTGTTCAATGCGTGTATGCGCCTGCTTAAGTTCATTCATTACATAGGCTTCTGTACTTTTGTATTTATCCATTTCCACACCTCCGGATATTCAATTTAGTTTTATTCCCCGTCTCTTGCCCATCTTATCTTGAACATCGGCTTTTTAACCTTGCCGTTGCAGTAGTCCGAAACTGTCTGCCTGCTTATGTGAAGGGCTTTTCCTGCTTCTCTGGTACCCTTGTAAAAGCATTTATTTTCCATATCATATATAAGTCTCTGCATCCGTGTTCTTCCACCGTACAGTGTGCCGAGTTCCCTTTTAGATACTGCTTTTAAATTAACCGCTGCATTGTCGCTCTGTACCTTGTTACGATGGATAATGTTGTATCCATCGGGAACCGTACCGATAAAAAGCTCATATACAGTTCTTGAAATCGATGTTTCTTTACCGTAGACCTTTACAACCCACAGTTCAGAGCCTTTCCTGTGACTTACTTTATACGGCTTCAAAAGGCGTTCTTTGTGCCTGTATATCCGTTTTACACGTCCGTATGATGAAAAATAATAATCTGTATCGCGGTACTGTTTCCACAGCTCTCCCTTAAGATTTTCTATCATTTCATTTTCGCCATCCTTGAAACAATATCACTTATGCAGGTCTGTTCTAGAAGCGTTTCATTTTCATAAGAATATGTAATAAACATTCCGATTTTACTCCACTTGATTTTTTCAACTATTTTATTCTTCTCATGATTCCATACCGATGCCTTCATTTTTATTTCAAAAATAACTATGCATGAACCGTCGTCAAGCGGTCTTGACTTCCTGTATCTGGCAAATTCTGAAACAGTGATAATTTCATAATTGTCTTCATTTTCAATCCATTGTTTTCTTTCACTATTGTTTTTTAACATTTTTTATTCCTCCTATTTTCATGATTTTGGTGCAAATAAAAACAGTACCCTAAAAACACTGTTAAAAACCTATATATTTTTTATTATCCTAACGATAAAATCAAAAATGATACCTGAAGCTCCCGCAGCTATAAAACCTACCAAAATAATAATTAAAACGATTGTATAAAAGCCTCTGGCATTAAGCCTGTTAATGTACTTTTCCATTTTCAATATCCTTTATCAGATTATCGACAAGATATGAGCTTATGGCAGCAATTGAAATAAATGTAGATTCTTTACAGAGAGAAAATCCCGCAGCATCCGGATACGCTTCGATAAGCTCCTCTATACTGTTAGAATCTACAACGCGTTTTATTTCATTTAAACGTTCAATAATTTCTTTTCTTTCCATTTTTGACAACCCCTCTCTATTGTTTTATAATACTTGTGGTTTCATTATTTAGCTGCTACTGGACATAGCAGCTTTTTCACGTTCCATTTTTGCGTACTCATGTATCTGCTTCTCGGTCATATCAATATAATCTAAAAGATGAACCGGTTTAATATATACACGTCTCCCGCTAACAAGCACTGTCTTGCCGTTCTTTTTTATTTTTTCAATAATTTCATTCTTTATTTTTGTTGCTTCTTTATATCCGCATGGGATAAATGCCTGTATTTCCTGAGTATTGGCATGTCCCTGAAATATAATTTCTTCTCTTATATTATTTATATTCTCTTTCGTTTTACGCATCGTTACTGCTCCTTTCCACAAATTTAATAACCGACCAGGCTATATGTTTTATGCTTAGTTAACCGACCAAGGTTTTTAATGCTATAATTTATATATCGACACTGCCATGTCGAAATTCGAAAGCACTCAGACATAGTATTAAATCATTTAATAAAACCTGTTCTAAATAAATTTGATATTAAACTAATTCGAGCTGATGAAATAACTTCAACTGATAAATTAGATCAAAATATCTATAACCACTTGTATAATGACGAATTAGCAATTGTTGATATAACAGGCTATAATGCTAATGTATTTTTAGAATTAGGATATAGGTTGGCTTTGAATGAACATAAGCATAACTCCCCTTTTATCTTAATAAGACAACAAACTAATGATAGAATACCTTTTGATATTTCAACTTATCCAGTTTATGACTACTCGTTGTCAGATTTAAATTTAGTTGAAGATTTCAAAATAAAACTTACCCAGGTAATAAATGATATTGACTTTACTAGAGCAAAGCCCGTAACATTGACAGATGCTAAAGGTAATCCTTTAAAAATAAAACTTTAAAAAAGATGCATAAGAATACTACTTTCATTTAATTTTTCAAAATTTGATTGTAGTATTTTTAAATTCTTTTTTAATTGCTTATATGTTTCTTCATCCAATACTTCAATCATTTGATTATTCAATTCATTTATTGATTTTTCTAATTTTGCTAATTTTTGTGGATACAACTGTATTCCCTTGCATATCAACACCGCATCCCCATTTTCCGGATTAATAGCTTTATCATTGTTTTTTTCTAAGTTCCATGTACTAGAATTCATATTTCCTTTTGGCTCAATTGGTTTTATATCCGCATTTTCATAATCAAAAAATCCTTTTCTAGACATCTAATTCACCCCATTCACGCTTGAAATTTCTATCTCTAGGTTATGATCCGGACGCCAACTGCTTAAATATTCTTTTGCCTTTTCAAAATCAATTTTTAATGTATCCCTGTAACTTGGAATTTTGAAATAATCTTTATAATCTTTCCAGAGTTGACAAAATACCTTGTGATGAAGTTCTAAATACGCTTGACTGTCTTTCCCCCCTAAAACTCTAACTGCTGTCGCACTTGCTATTTTTCTTAGTGTGTACTGCTTTCTGCTGTCTACAGTAGTTGTGTTTTCCAGATTGGTTACACGACTATCGATAACCTTAACTCTGTCATTTGTTTGCTCGGTAGCTTCAAACATCAGCTTAAGAGCAATCATTGGATCGTCAGGAACTTGATAGACACCATATTTTCTAATTGATGGTAAAACCTCATTTGTTACCCACCTTTTAAATTTTTTTGCAGTTGGCAATTTACTGGATAGTATTAAACTGTATAACCCTGATTCATTAATAATTACAGTATCTTGTGTGCCACCTTGGGGGTGAACGATTCGTTCAGTCCTTTTATCATCTTCATCAATATGATCTCTGATGGCCTTTTGCGGATTGCTATAACCTAGAATCAAAGCAACATCTTTTCCAACAAAACATGGTTCATTATTTATTAATAGACTTCTCACTTCTCCAAATTCATCATTTTTAAATATTTGTAATTGATTCATTTAAAATCTCCTTTCATTCTTTTGAATCTGTTTTGAATAAATCATCGATTGATACATCTAAGGCAGAGGCAATCATTGGTATATGTTCTGGTCTAATCAATTGTCGATTACATAACATATTACTAAAATTTCTTTCATTGATTTTGCAACGGTTTGCAACTGCTTTTTGTTTCAATCCTTTTTCATTGATTAATTTTCTAATATTTTTAGAAAGTACAAGTTGTGTATTCAAATTATTACCACCTTCTTTTTTTACAAGTTTCTTGTAGACAAATAAAATATATCACACTTTTCTTGTAACTACAATACTTTTTTACAAGATTTTTGTAATTTTTGTATTGAGTTTGTAAGAAACGTTGATATAATGTGTTTATAGGAGGCTATATTATGAGTTTAAATTCACGTATAAAAGAAAGAAGAGAAGAATTAGGGATGACACGAAATGAGCTATCTGAATTAATCGGGGTTACCCCTTCAGCAATCGCAAACTATGAAAACGGGGTTAGTTATCCAAAAGTTGAGTTGCTTTTTAAATTATTTGATGCATTAAAATGTGATGCAAACTATTTGTATCAAGATGATATGCAATCACTAAATGAAGAATTTTCTACTACACTTAAAGAAAAACATATAATAAAACAATACCGCAATCTCGATGTTCATGGTGTTCAAGCTGTTGAATCTATTTTAAATATTGAATATGCAAGATGCGTCGCAGAAACACAGGCTATTTATGAGTCGACAGTATTAAAACCTGCTTACCAGTGCGGTCTAAGCGCAGGTACTGGCTTATATGCCTTTGATGATGTACCAACAGAACAGATAGAAGTTCCAATTGATTTTAAAGACATAGACTTCGTTATAAGCGTTAGTGGTGATTCAATGGAACCGACTTACCGTGACGGTGATAAAGTAATGATAAAAAAACAGCGTGATATTAAGATCGGTGAAATTGGGGCATTTATGGTTAATGGTGAGGCATATATAAAAGAGCTTGGTAACGAATGTTTGATATCTCATAATAAAAAATACGCACCGATTCAGTTTAACGAATCAATGCGTATAGACTGTATTGGAAAAGTTATAGGAAAATTATAATTTTAAGGTGATATTATTTAAAGGCGGTGATATGAATGGGTATAATGAATTTTATTAAAGAAGCATTGAGAGAACCAACTAAAGACGAACTAACATTTACAAAAATAGAAGAAATTTATAGTACATCATATTTTCAACCACAATTAGAAAAGGTTATTTCAAAATCAATGCCCATAAACAATGAATTTATATTAGAAAAATTTCCAAAAAACATCTCAACTGTATGGAAATATAATGTATATTATCCAAAAAATGTAAGATTTGAAAAAGATGATAAAAATGAACACGATAAAAACGCTGTTAAAATAATAGTTGATAATACACAAATTGGATATATACCAAGTGAAAAAGCTCATAAATTTAGGAAATGGCTTGATGAAAAAAGAATATATAATATAAATTTAAAAATCAGTGGAGGAGAATACATTAAAAAATTAGATAAATCTAAAGAATGTTATAAAAGTTCTTATAATTATTCTATAAAGCTCCATTTGTTAATAAAAAAATAATAAAAAGACCACTGCTGGTAACAGTGGTCTAATGAATGATACTGGTAATATCATTCGAGCATAATAAAAAATTAACTTGGTCGGTTAACACTTTTTATTATGCTCCCATTATAACATATGAAGGGAGTTTTTTACAATGCCGGTTTACAAAGACAAAGAAAGAAATACATGGTATGTTTCTATAAATTATACTGATTCATTAGGACAACATCATAAGCATAAAAAAAGAGGATTTAAAACTAGAGAATTGGCTTTAGACTATGAAGCTGCTTATCGAATATCTGATAAAATAATAAAACAGCAGATAACATTTAAACAACTCATAAATGATTTTATCACTTATAAATCAACCCGAGTAAAAGCAAGATCACTTAAAGATTTTAAATATCTTATAAATAAACAGTTAATACCTTACTTTGGTGAAATGATAGTTCAAAAAATAAATATACCAGTCATTGAAGATTTTCAAAATGAATTATTAAAGAAAAATTATTCAAACAGCTACACTAAAATAATTCAATCGATGCTGAACCGATTATTAAACCATGCAGTACGCAGAATGATAATTGATAAAAATCCGTTTGATTATGTTGAATTTGTTCGTCATGAAAACAAAAAGAACAGTAGTAAAATAAGATACTGGACCTATGAGGAGTATAAAGCATTTAAAACAGTTGTTAATGACCCTGATGACAGATTATTTTTTGATATGCTTTATCATACTGGTATGCGAATAGGAGAGGTGCAGACAAGAAAATGGAGCGATATAAACTGGATCAATAGAGATATTTATGTACATGACAACTGGGATGAAAAGAATCATTTATTATCAGAAGATACAAAAAATGGCAAGCACAGGCACGTTTTGCTAAACAAGATATTAGTTAAGGGGTTAAAGGAAAAATACGCCAGAGATAAAAATATTGACGGTTTTAATGACAACTGTTATATCTTCGGAGTTTACGATGTGATTTACCAACAGTATTTTACACGCCTAAAAGATTCATATATAACGTTATATAATGAGCTTCACAGTGACAAGCCACTTAATCGGATTACACTTCATGAATTTAGGCACAGCCACGTTAGTATCTTGATAAATAGTGGGGTGAAGAGTCTAACGATTGCGGAAAGACTTGGACACAGTAAAGAAATGGTAGAGCGTGTTTATGGCCATCTTTTCCCCAGTGAACGTCAGGAAATTTTGAATGTCATAGATGATTTGGAATAA